AGTCCAGTTTCGCCCGTATAGCTCATCTGGTAGAGCACCTGTTTTGTACTCAGGAGGCGGTGGGTTCGAGTCCTGCTGCGGGCACCATAGGCAAACAGCATCAGGTTCCAACCTGATAAAGGGGAGTTGCAAATCCCTGCTCAACGGTTGTCAGTGACGATGGGTGATATCGGAACTGTCTCAGTTTATTGCGGGCGGGGGGTTAGTATCCTTTCTGGTTCATACCCAGAAGAACGTAGTGCGATTCTACGGCAGCGCAACCAAATTGCTCACATGAACTAAGCGTAAGTTCTCCTGCTTTGTGGGAGTATGCAGGTTCAAGCCCTGCTGTGAGCTCCTAAACTGCTCTCGTACGCATCTGGTGAGGCGACCCCTCTGTCTAAGGGGCGAGGAGGGTTCGATTCCCTTCGAGAGCGCCATAATACGTGGTAAGGAAAGCCTAGAGCGTCTCAGCTGCAGCAAGAGACAAAGTAGGGTCGGAGTAATTGACCGATAAGAGGAGCATGGGCAAGTTCAATTTATGGAGTCTAAGACTATCCGTTGAACCAGATACCGCACCTGCCACATAAATATAATTATTGGGGATTAGTTAAATTGGTATAACGGAGGATTCTGACTCCTTTGTTCGAGGTTCGAGTCCTTGATCCCCAGCCAATTGGTGCCTGAGGTAGATGGTAAATCGCGGGACTGCAAATCCTTGAGAACCCAGTTCGATTCTGGGAGGCACCTCCAAAGTTAAGCGGGTATAGCTCAGTGGTAGAGCACTTCGTTGCCAACGAAGATGTCGTCGGTTCGACCCCGATTGCCCGCTCCATGTTCCGATAGCTCAACTGAATAGAGCACTGGTCTACGAAACCAGAGGTTGAGGGTTTGAGTCCTTCTCGGAACACCATTAATGCCCGAGTAGTCCAATTGGCAGAGGCGCTGGTCTTAGAAACCAGATGTTGGGGGTTCAAATCCCTCCTCGGGCACCAATAAAGGGAATAGGAAATGACTTACAAAGATTGGGTTTGGCTTATAATATATACACAATGGATGCCAATTCTTGTATTCATTTTCTTATTCTTCACGCTGCCTTAGCTCAGTTGGTAGAGCAACGCACTAGTAATGCGTAGGTCGTCAGTTCGAATCCGACAGGCAGCACCAGCCCATATAGCCAAACTGGTAAAGGCGACGGTCTCAAAATCCGTAATCTGTAAGTTCGAGTCTTACTATGGGCACCAGCCTAACTTAGTGTTGTTGGTCAGCACGGATGATTGTGGATCATCAAGACTAGGTTCGAATCCTAGAGTTAGGACCATAAATAAATTAAAAGGAGATAGTCATGAATAAAGTATTGTTAGCTTGTAGCTTAGGTTTGGTGTTGGCTGGTTGCAATGCGACTATTCAATCTCGACCAACGGTAATTGATTTAGAAACACAGCCACGTCAACGTTTGGTAGTTCCTGAAGTTTATACTCTTCCGCCTCCACGCCCATACGTCGAGCGTCGTAATCATTGTTATACTATGTGGGAAAACACGCCTCGTGGATATGTAGAGCGACGTGTATGTGGTAATCACATACCCTAAATAAAAATACGAGTAGGCTGCAGAGACGGTGGACTGCACTAGACTGTAAATCTAGCCTCTAAGAGCGTTGTGGGTTCGAATCCTACCCTACTCACCATCTTTAAATAACCTTGGAGAAATAAAATGATTAATTTCGAATTTACTATTGAAGAAGCCAACATTATTCTTGGTGCTCTTGGACGTATGCCTTACGAGAGTGTTTTCCAGCTCGTTGACAATATGCGTAATCAGGCTGGTCCTCAGGTCCAGGCATTGCAGGAAGCAGCTGCTGCAGCTGATACCGTTGCTGGCGGTGATACCGAATAATAAGCCGATGTAGCTCAGTGGTAGAGCATTCGCTTCATACGCGACTGGTCGTAGGTTCAAGTCCTACTTTCGGCACCAAAGCTTCTCTGGTATAGCTGGTGCGTACGCTGGTCTGAAGAACCAGAGGATGCGGTTCGATTCCGTGGGGAAGCACCAAATAAAAAATGAAGGGGATTTTATTCCCCTTCAAAATGATTACTCGGTGTAGAAAGTATCTACTTTAGGTAAAGTAGGTGCTTCTTCTTGAATTGGCTCAAGTTGAAGTGTTAGAAGATCCTCATCATCTTCTTCATCTTCTTCTAAGTCAATTTCATTATCAATTAGAGTACTTAGGATTGCATCAATTCTCATTTCAGCTTCAATGAGAAATTCAACTTTAGATTCGAATGAATCAATACGCTCTGATACTTTATCGAAAATTTTGTCTGTCATGGTCAGTTCCTCTATTTTTGCCCATTATAAATATTTCGCACGTCGTTATTTAGCAACGCAATATAAAAGATTTATTAAACAGGCAAGTTATTATGACCTTTTATCAAAAATATACATTAATTATTGACAATATTAGTAAGCTGATTTGGATTGCCCTTATGTTAACTTGGTTATATGATGGTACAAAGATAGTGGATATTTTCAAATGAAAACAATTGCGTTGTTTAGCCATCACCCTGAATGTTCTGACGAGTGCGTTTCTGGTATGATAACAGCGCTGTCGCCTAATTATAGAGTAAAGGTATTTGGAATTTCTGATAATTTAGACAATGTGCTTTCGCAGTCGAACTGCGTGGCTTTTCCAGGAGGAATAGGTGATTCTGATTCGTTCTATCGGTTCTTTAAACGCAGACATGGGAACGCTATCGAGTCGTTTATTTCCAATGGCGGTAGGTACCTCGGAATTTGTATGGGTCAGTACTGGGCGGGATCCGAGTATTTTGATCTGCTGCGAGGTATTGACGTCGTCCAGTATATCAAAAACCCAACCTCGGAAATCAAGAGGTCGTATGGTACGGTCGCCGAAATAACTTATGAGAGCGACTTTAGTAAAGACCACATGTTCTTTTATGATGGTGGTGTGATAACCATTAAAGATATTAAAGCAACGTATCAAGTTAAAGCTAGATACAAGAACGGTCATCCGATGGCTATCATACAGGATAACGTCGGTATAATTGGGTGCCATCCAGAAAGCAATGAGTTCTGGTATGATCTATATCCATACATAAAGCAGTACTGGCATGGCGGTCGTAATCATAAGTGGCTGCTTGAATTCGTTGATGATCTAATGGAGCGTGGGCAGGATGGTAATGCAGCGGTTTGCTAAACCGTGCAACCGCAAGGTTGAATAGGTTCGATTCCTATACGCTCCGCCAACCTTAAAAGGATATATTATGAAAAATGTAGTAGTAGCATTACTTGGTATTCTCGCAGTTAATTCTGTTCAGGCTCAGGAACTATCTTTAGTTGCCCATGGGTTCTCGCATCACCTAGATAATCACAACTTTAATGAGAGAAATTACGGTGGTGCTGTAAGATATGGCCATGATGACTGGGCCATTCAAATCGGTGCGTATCGTAATAGTATAAATAAGAATAGCGTTTATGCTGGTGTTGATTGGTCGCCTCTTAAGTACGAAACTGATAGCTGTTTAAAGTTTGAGGCTGGTGCTTATTATGGGTTTGCAACAGGTTACAAGTTTGATATTACTCCTGTTGTTGGTCTCCAAGCGGCTGTTAAGTGTGGCGATGTGTTCGCTCGAGTTCGTGCGATGCCTGACCCATACTACAATGCCAAAGCAGTAGGCGCTATAGAAATAGGATTTGTTTTAAAAAGATTTTAATATATCAGTGAAGTGTTACGGTAGCACATCTGTCTCCAAAACAGAGGGCGTGGGTTCGACTCCTACCACTGGTGCCATTTTCATATTATGTTTCTGGTGAAGATTTAATTAATTCCTCATAAGGAGCATAATATGAAAAGAATTTTAACTGCGGTAGCTATGCTATTCGCACTAATCACAACTGCATATGCAGATAGCGTCCTAGTTATTGACGCTCAATACGATCAAGTTACCAACAATGTCAAGAGTCGTTTAGAAGCTGCTGGCCATACAGTCACAGTTACGACAAATATCGCATCAATCCCAACAGTTACAAGCACATATCAACAGGTATGGGACCTAAGATATAGTGCTGTTCTTACTGCTGGTGAACAGACAACCTATCAGACATACGTTACGAACGGCGGTTTCGCTTACTTCGTAACTGAAAATCCAGGTTGCTGCCAATCAAGAAACAATTCAGTTGCAGCCCTTATTACTGCGCTTGGTGGTGGAACGACCACCATTGGCGCTAACTCTGCTATGACAAACAATATATCCAGCAATGTCAACACAACCTACATGACTGCTGGTATTACTGTTAACTATGCAGCCGTTTCTGCTATCGTTAACAGCCAGGGTATCCCACTTATCTCCGATGGTGCTGGTGCTGTATCTGGTATGAGTTGGATTGGTCGTGCTGGTAATCTTGGTCAGGGTGTAACAGGAACTATCGTAACAGTTGCTGACACTAACTGGCTTGATGCTTCTCGTTTCAATGTATCTGGTACAACTGCACAACAGCAGAACGTAACTGCTCTTGATGATATTATCAAGGGCATCGTTGCTGGTACTGTTGGTGGAACTATTAGTGCTAATGGTAATGGTGCCGCTGGTCAGAATGGCGCTGGACCTCCTCCAAAGACAGTTGTATCAACTGCTGCTGGAACACCAACTGTAACTTCTAGTGCAGCTAACGGAAATGCTACTTCATCTAATGCTGCCACAAGAGGCACAACTGCTAATGCTACTAGATTAGATCTAGGAACACCTATCGTAACAACCAGCGCCCGTGATGGTGCTGTTAAAACAGCAAAAACAATTGATGTAACTAGAACTACCACAGTTGTTGTTACTACACCAAGAGCAACTACTACAACATCAACAACACCAATTACTACTGTTACAACAACTGTAACACCAAGAACTACTACAACTACCACTGTTCCTGTTACTATAACTACATACTCTGATGGTACAACAGAATCTACAGACGGTACACCCGTAGTAACAACATCTACTGTAAACGTAACAACAACTAGCTCTACAACAACGAATGAAGTTGTAGTAACAACTGTAAATGATTCTGTAGTACAAACAGCATCCTCGAATCAAACAGCTTCTGTTTCGGCTGTTGGGTTAAAGGATGCTCTTGCTATTAGTAAATTCAATCCATTCTTAGTTGATGCTATCACTACTAAGGATGGCGCATGGGTAACACCTCTAGCTGGTTATGCTAAGGCTGGTGGTAGAGTTGATAATAGTTCTATTGGATTCGGTGTTCAGAAAACTTTTGAAAATAATACTTTAGGTATCGCTGGAACATTCGGCAAGGCTGATAGCTCTCAGTATTTGAATTCAAATTCAAAATCTGATTCATATGGCGCTACTGCTTATATTCTTAATAAGCAAAATGCCGTATGGACTAAGGTAGCTGGTGGATTCAATGTTTCCGAATACAACACCACTACTTCTCTGCCTGTATTTGCTCTTGTTAACTCAAGCAAGGTAAAGGTAAACAACTACTACGCTGATCTTACTTTCTATTCAGGTAAGCAGTTCTATGGTTTCAGACCTCTTATTGGTGCAACAATAACCAAGTCAGTTGTTACATCTGCAGTTGAGTCTGGTTCTTCACTTCTATCAACACTACCAGAAAAAGATTCTATCGAAACTCGCCCATACGCTGGTATCAGATATGATCTTGACTGGTTTGGAATTGAAACAAGAGTAACCCAGTCTAAGGACTTCGGCACTGTTGGTCAGCTTCGTGCCTCTGTAAAGAAAGAAATCTTCAAAAACGTTTCTGTTGATTTGACAGGCGGATTTGATAAGGGTAAAAACTATACAGCAGCTGTAGGCATGGTTGGTTTGAAGGTTAACTTCTAAACACTTCCAATACTTTGTTAACATACTTAGAACGCTCCATGACGAAAGTCTGGGGCGTTTTTTCGTCATCAACGGCTATAATGATAGCGATTTGTGGCACAGAGAACTTATACGTCCACTCAAACATCATTGAGTAAACGGTTGACTGAAGAAAGTAGTTCTCGATCCACTCTTCCTTCTTAGGCTTGCGAGAAGTTTTAAAGTCAATGATCGAAAGCTTACCATCATATTCGGCAACAAGGTCAGTGCGCCCTGCACAACCCAGAGCCTTTGAATAAAGAGGAAGCTCAATACCTAGGATATTATCAACACGCTCATCAAGAGTTGACTGTATTGATTTGAATGTTTCAACATTAACAGGCATTTGATCTCTGTAGATGTTCTCTTCATTCAATACATAACGTTCGGCGATCTTATGAATAGAAGTTCCACGACGAGCAGCCTGATTGGAAATTCGATCGGCTTCTGCATCGCCAACCTTCTTTCTCCATTCATTCAAAGCTGTCTTATCTGATTTTTCACCAAGGATAGTCGTAACAGACTTTAACTTGGTTACGCCATCGGGCAGCACGTAGTAGCGCTGCCCATTAATGTTTTCAGTATTCAATTCCACGAACGGAACGAAATTATGTTTGAACTTCTTCATGCTACAATCTTCAACCTATTCTTTTGAATAATATAATCTTTAACCATAGAGCTTCGAACAATATCGTTCTCGTCAAAGTCAATAAATGTAAAGGACTTCATACGCTCAATGATACGCATAAAGTCAATCAACCCGTTTTTGTCCTGTTCTTTGCTAAAGTCAGACTGCCTAAAGTCTCCTGAAAAAATGACTCTGCAATTACGCCCAACACGGGTAATCACAGAGTCAAGTTCATGAAGGGTTAGATTGGCGATCTCGTCAACGATGATAATACAATCGTTTAGAGTGATACCACGAATAAACGATGTGCTGATAAATTCTACAACGTTTTTATTCTTAAGGTAGTCATAAGCATCCCCTCTATTGAAGAGCTCTGAACAGATAGCATAATATGGGGCTTCGTATACCTTGGCTTTCTCTTTCGAATTACCAGGTAGAAACCCCATATCTCTTGTTGGAACGACAGATCTTACAATAACAAGTTTTTTATATCGACTATTTTCAGAAAGTATTTCTTGTAACCCAAGATAGATAGAGATAAAACTTTTACCAGTTCCTGCTATTCCATGAAGCATTAGGTTCTTACCCTGATTATATGCCTCGAAGGAGAGCTTTTGATTTTCTGTTAGTGGTTCTACCTTTTTTAAATTAAAATTTATCTTTTCCTGTATGTTAACAACTTTTTGATTTGATTGACGAAGGATTCTTTTTTCTTTTCTTGTTAATCTTGTCGTTTCCATTATGGTCCTTTAAAAATTATTAATGGTACTCCTTGCGATACCTTTAGAATTCTTTTTCTTCATATCTTTAAGTAGATCACGGAACCCTTGATCGGGTTTACCAAAGCCTCTACCAGAATGAATTCCAGGAGCACCATTTACTAGTTGCGTTACTTGTGGGTTACTTTTCAAATATTCATCTAGAGCCGAGATACTCATAAAGTCCTCGTGCTCCTCGCCAGTGTCATTATTAAGAAATTTATATGTGGGCATTAGCGTCTTTCATCTTCATCTGGCCAACTATCATCATCATCCATTTCATCGTAAATATTATCGTAGGCGTAATCATCTTCATCTTCTACGAGAGCAGTAATATCTTTAGTCTTTAGCGCCCGATCAACTCTCTTTTCAGTTTTCCTCTGAATATAGTTTGACCTAACAACGAAGTTTTCATTCTCGTCGTCATAGTAATCGTTTTTACGAAATTTCTTAAACTGCTTGCTCATTTGGGATTAGTCCTGGAAGTGCCTCTGTTACATGCTGAAGGGTGATGCCCTTGATGGGCTTCTTGTCTTTAATTGTGCAAAGGAGCTCTGCATCCTTTGGTGCGCAGTTTTCAAGCAACTGTACAAACATCGTTTCACGCTTCATCTGCTTTAGGTTAGGATGAAACCCCTGGATAAAGTATGTAAGCTTTTGAGTTTCCTTGATCAAAACATGTTCCTGATCAACAAGATCGTTTGGCTTATAAGGAGGAGTACCCTCTGGCAATGACCACTTTACATTAGGGTCATAACATCCCTGAAGTATAATCCTCAAAGGCATACTATCATTATACTTAAGAGCATCAATCTTTTCCTGTGTTCTCTTAAGTCTGCCTACTTTTTCCAAAAATTCTGCTAGTCCGACCACCATTAAAATTCTCCAATAGATTCCATTAAATTTTTAAGTTTGTTTGCGATAAAATAATTCATCAGTTTTTCTCTACCCTTACCAGTTTGACCTTGATAAGATTCCATAATCTTTTCTTTAATTTCTTTCGGTATATAGTGTAAATCAATCAGCTTCCTATTGCGCCAGTAGTTAACGAACAAAGGATGATCAAATTTATCCTGTACATCGAGTTCGATCAAAGCATCGATCTTCTTTTGAGTCAGAGGTTTCTGACGGTCCCCAACAACAAAACAATTATCAGAAGAGAGTACGTTAGGTATGCCATCGCCGCTGTCTCCCTTAAGAACGTGTTCCAGAAGATAACGGTCTGGGTCTTCGTGAGTAATCCACTTCTTACGGACAGGGTCGTACTGCTTTACGAATTGATATGTATGAAGCTGAATGAAATCTTTATCGCCTGACAAAATAAGAACGTCTTCGGTCGAAGGAGCTTCTTCAACCAAAGTAGCAATAATGTCATCTGCCTCGGCAGATTCAATGTCGACAACCCTGTAGGGGAAATATACCTTAAGCTCTTCGCGAATTTTATTCATCGTTTCGAAGATAGAACGCCAGTCCATTTCGGACTTCTCTTGGTTCTTTTTGCGGTTAGCCTTATAGTAAGGGAAAACCTGCTTACGCCAGTAGTTAGTATTATCACAGGCGATAACCATCTCGCCGTACTTACTACCGAACTTTGTTTTGTATGAACGCAGAGAGTTTAGAATCATATGGCGAACCATATTTTCCTCTAGCTGCGCATTTGTATGGTTGCCCAACTGCATGAGCAAATTCGACAACATAACCTGATTCAAATCAACAATGATCACATTTCACCTGTTTTAAACTATCTCGACTACTTCGCTCTTTTTCAACTTTAAGTTTAGCTTTTCTACAATTCTAAGAACTCCCTCTTCCTCAGTATCGGGTTCGAAGATGTTATCGGCTATCTGTTGAAACGGATGGTATATATCGTAGTGCTTACAAAGGATGGAGCGTATTGCTTCTACAATGAAAGCACCATCCCTTAGTATTTCTGGGTCCTCATCATCTGAGATACCAAACCCTGCTACCTCTAGATTATTGAAAATGATAGGAGCCAGATTAGAAATCGTTTCTTGAATGTGGTAATGTTTCATCATCTCAACATTGCGAGTAATTTCTTCTATTACTACTTCATCACGATTCTGGTTGTTATTCTGTTTAGGAAATTGAATAACGTTGTTACTATTCATTTTAATATCATAGCCTATAATAAGAGCTTAGTCAATTATTATTTAGGTAGATCAAGTTTTATAATAGAAAACTTCACCTGGAAC